CCGGTTGCTGGTCCGATGTGGGCCAGGACAACGTTGTTACCCCAGATGTTGGTGATGGATGATGTTCCGCCTTCAAGGGAATTTTCCTTGATGGCCATGCCAACGTGAATATCCTTGACGCCGAAAACGTCTTTCAGATTTTCCATCGACAACATTCCGCTTTGGGTATGCTTGTACATATCCAGGAGCAGAGGGTGGCGACGGACGATCTGAGCCGTATCGTAGTCAATGATCATCGTGTTGGCAACCAGTCCGGTCTGTGCCCGAATATAGGCGTGGCCGGTGGTCACATCAGCAATAGGATCTGAACCAGTGTAATCAGTCCACTTGTTCGAGCCTGTCAGAGCTGTACCAGAGCCCAGATTTGCAGCAGTGGTCAGAAGCGTCGCAATGCGATCTTCTTGATCACGCAGCAGATCAGTGGTGATGAGGTTGACGCTATTTTCGCGCAACTGCATCGCCATGTCAGCATTGGCCATATCTTCCAGAGCATTCTCGTTGGCCAACGCATAGTTGTCCGCAAAGAAAGATTCAGAACTGACTTGGAACTCAATTCGCCGGGCTTTGGACTTGGGTGCCCGAAGTGCGGTTTGAGTTCTCAGGAATGCACCTTTTTCAACAATGTAGTATTTATCGGATTGCTTACCAACCGGAACGGAAGGTAAAACTTTGGCACCGATAAAGTCATCAACATTGTCGTTGAAGGCGCGCACTGCCATGTTCGAAAGCGGGACGTCAAGATGAGCGTCTGCGCCCGAAGGGGTGGCATACTTCTTTAGAGTTGACTGTTTCATGTCATCCCCCTATGTACGAACCATGGCGGTGGGTGACATAAGCTGCATGCGAACAACTTCGCCATCGGTGGTAGCTGTTTCCAGCGCCCGGCCAATAACCATTTGTCCAGATGTAGCATTAGCCGCCCGGCCAGATGCGTTGTTGGTTACAAGAGCATTGGCGGTGACAGTGCCACCAGCAACAACCTTGACCTCACCAGCATAGGCAATCGTGGCTGCCTGGCCAGTGTTGGGTTTGTTTATCAAGACACCAATCGGTCCCAACAGGTGAGAGGCTGCAGCATTTGACGAAATGTCACAAGTGCCGGCAGCAGCTGCCCGTTGGATGGTATATTGACGCGTGCGCTGATCAGCCGCAGAGGTGACCGAGCGTGTTACGACATTTGCAAAGTCAGACATTTATCCGGCCTCCGCATAGAGCTTCTTGAGGGAAGCATTTTCAGGATCATCCAGGACAATCGTGAATGCCTTTGCATACTGAGCATCCTTGATGTCGTTCTTGACCATGTAAGCTTTGGTCAGGCGGTCCAATTCGGAACCAGCATCAATGGAGTTGTCAGTGGCTGGCTCATCATCGCGCTTGAAGTCACCGGAGGTGCCCAAGGTTGTGAAGAGCTTTTCAGTCGACTTGTTGATGCGGTCCACCAGGTCATCAACGACCTTTGTGGGATCAACTTCGCCATACTTCTTTTCGCCATCGACTTCAGCGGTGAAGAAACGAACCTTGGAATCAGACTGACTGGCCAGATCATACAAGGCAGCAACATGGTCGCGCAAAGCTGGAACCCGGAGGTTGTTGACTTTGACTTCCACTTTAGCTGCGCGGGTATTTTCGCGTGAGTCAGCAAGTTCAGTTTCCATTTCAGCCATGCGGTCTTGCATGGTTTTGAAATCCAAGGCGTCTGGGCCTTTGGATTTGTCGTCATCATCATCGTCATTTGACTCAGATGATTTAGCTGAGAACTCCACAAGCTTGTCTGTCACATCAGACTGCTCCGCATAAAGAACTTCGCGCTTTTCAGCGTCCTGCTCTTCTGCGATTTCAGTCTTCAGCGCAGCCAAACGTGCGGTGCAATCAGCAAGGGTTTTGAGCGTCATTGGTGCTCTCCTTTGTGGTTGAACCGTATAGGCGTGCAAGCTTCCCCAAGTCTCATCGCTGAACTCAACGACTTCATGGAGAGGCTTCAGATTGCCCACACCGGGGGTTTCGGCCCCTAGCAGGGCCACTGCTTTCAAGACACGCCGAAATGTTTTTCCGTTGCGCTTGAAATTCC